GCAAACAATATCTTAACTGCATTAGCTAACGGAACATTCGACCTTGCGGCACAATTTCAAACCAAACAAAGTGCAAGTAGTGATGGCATTAACTACGATAAGTTAGATCGCATTATGGCAAAGCACAAATCAAATCTTAATGTCAATATTGATGAGCAAGGCTTAACAACTTTTTTATTGAAAGAAAATAGCCGCGTTGAATTTAGAAACAAAAAAATGAGATACAGAGCATGAATTGGAAGTTCACATTAATAGACAGTTCAAGTGTTTCAACGGTTGTTGAATCGCCAGTTGGTTGGAATGGTATTGGTGGCAACTTAACGCGTAACATCATACATCATGGCATCAATATAAACATCTCAACTGATTCATTCGAATGGGTTGGTGAGGCTTATGATTTGCTTTATACCGAGTATCAAACGAATGGCGCCAATGGTCAATACCAAGTGCAAATCGATTACGAATGTGCCGAGGGCGATGGCTATACAAATTATTTTATAGGTGCATTTGACTTTAATACATTTGAAAGACAATGTGCTGATTATTGTTTTATTAAGTTAAGCGTTACCGCATCAAAGTGCACCGATGTGTTTATGAGTAGAATGGGTCAAGATGTTGACATTGAGGCAACAACTAACTTTGATGGGGAAACCATAAGCCCTATGAGTTATACTACTTTGAATATTGAGGGGCAAGATATATTTTTGCAAAACACTGCAAACAATAAAGATGGTGCAAATTGGAGTGGAAGTCATATTGATAATATTGCAATAGCTCCTGATGATAGATATTACTATTTTCCCGTTTATTTGCCTAACAATCCAATTATGGAGTTTGGAGAAAGCAATATTTCAAATGTATCTCCATCACTTGTTTATATTAACGATGCAACATCTAATATAATAGTTTGGCCAATGTTACCTATTCAATATTTAGGCTATCAAAATTTATCATTTTATGAAGCAGTTGAATCGGAAAATATTGTTACTACAATAGATATTACATGGCGATGCAAAGGAACAATGACAATAACTTGCAATTACAATGCAAACTTTGCACTTTATCTTTTTGCAGAAAAAGCATCAAACTTTGCATTTTTAACATCTTTAGGAAGTACAACGATTACAACGGGATCAATAGTTGCAAATACACCTTTGTCTATACCATTTGATGTATCATTTTCGGGAAGTGTTACAAATCCATCGTTTGTGTTGCAGCAAATAAGTTATTATTTTAACATTGATATTGCCAAAGTAACAACAACAACAACTGTTGATACATTCGATGTAAGCGTTGATTATGATGGCGGTGGTGTTAACTATTTCAATATGGAAGCGAATAGCACCAATCCACCATCAGTTACGCGGTCAGTTCCATTGCCTGACTTGTTAGAGTTTTTACCGACTGCATACATGGACACAGATTGTCCATTGTTGGAGGTTGAGGCTGAGTTAAGAGATTGCTTAGATAGGTATTCAATAACTAAGGGCTCATTTTTACGTGATGTAACCGAGCCGAGTGTTCCAAAATTATTCACATCATACGAGTATTTATTTGAGCAATGCCGCAAAATATTTAACATCGGTTGGGGGTTTGACAACAACGAAACTGAATTAAAGATTGCACGTATTGAGCACTTTTATAAGTCAACAATAGTTGTCGATGTCGGGTTGGTTGACAAAGCTATATTCACAACCGCAAAAGATTTGATTTACGGAACGATAATGGTTGGATATAACAAGTGGGAAGCCGAAGAGTTTAACGGGCTTGATGAAATGAATACCGAGCGACAATATCGCAGAAACATAGACTCAAACCCAACTGAGTTAGACTTAATGGCTGATATCATAAGTGCAGGATATACGATTGAGGTAACACGTAGAAAAAATCAAGCCGAAACGGGAACAAGTGACTGGCGTTATGATGATGACTTGTTTATTATTAATTCAGAAACTATTGATGGTTTTTTATACGCAATAAGAGGCATTGACAATGGAGCTGCAAACATCTATTCTCCTGCAACACGAATGAATTACGTGTTGACACCAGTGCGCAACTTGTTGAGGTGGTTTAAATCGATTGCCGCAGCTACACCGATAGCGACAAATGAGTCGCAAATCTTTACAAGTGGCACTGGTAATTACATTGCAACGGGTGAAATGACTGCAACTTGTCAAATAGAAAACCAACCTATAACCGAAAACGCAACGATAAGCACTGCAATAATGGGCGATGTATATTATGAAACACCAATTTGGAAAACTGAATATGTAACATTTACCGCACCATTTTCGATGGCAGATTTTGAAGATGTTAAAGTAAATCCTTATGGTGCGATTCGTTTTAGATGCTCAGACACTTACTACATTGGTAACATTGTTGAAATTAATCACGATCCAAATGAGGGCTTAGCAGAATTTAAACTTTTAATTAGAAGATAATGGCAGCAATATTAAACATACCTAATAGCTTTGTAACATTTTACAACCTGGCAAACGACTTAGGCATACCGCAATATGTAACTGATACCGAATGCGGAATTCAAAAAGACTTTTGCTTACCTATTTATGAGGTTGGCGATGTGGCTTTTCAAACGCAAATAGTATCGAGTGAGGTAATAAGTAGCGTTACTATATACAAGATTCCTAACGGTGGTAGTTCGGTTATTGTTGCAGATGTAACAACAAACATTGTGACTAACGGAACACAAAGCGGAGTGCCGATTTATAACATTTATTTTTCTTTTGTGTTATCTGACTTACTTGATAACATTTATGATGGCGATTGTTTTCAGTTAGCGTTTGCGTGTGGTGTTTCTGAGCCAAGTTTTTTTATATCTAATCAATGTTTTAAAAAGGTTAACGATAAATGCTTAACAACTAAACTTGAATACATAAACACATCTAACGCATTTGGATTTGTTTATAGAGCATTTGGAACTATTCCATTTATAGCAGTAACTTCAAATAAAATCCGCTTACCATTATACTTTAAAGAGCCAAACATTAGCAGCGACAAAACTGTTTATGTTCGCCCTGATGGAAGCCGCCAACTATTATCGGCACGATTGGCAAAGCGTTATAAAGGTTATGTAGATGAGGTGCCGGAGGAAGTGCATCAAAACTTAGTAATTGCATTGAATCACGATGGCATTTACTTCACACCAGAAAACTTTACAACTCAAATACAAGCACGATTTGAGGATGAGTATAACAATAATTATCCCGAAATAATGCAGAACGTAAACATTTGGAGCTCAGATTTTACTATCTTTGAAACGCCATTTAACAACTTCAATTCAAATTGCGAATGACAACTGGAATACTTTTAATCGGAATCGGTCATAAAAACTATGGATGCATGGCTGCAAACCTTGCGATGTCATTGCGTGCAAACGGTTGTCATTTGCCTATAACATTAGTAACGCAAGCCGATACTATCACGCGTTTAGATGAGGATTATAAAGCTTTGTTTACAGAGATAAAAGAAATCTCGTCACATTGCTACACGTTAAAGGATAACGAAACGTGCTACATAAAAGCAAAGGCGCACATGGATGAGTTAACACCTTATGACTATACGTTGTTTATTGATGCCGATGTGATAATGATTAACAACCACAAAATAAACGAGGTAATCGAATCACTAAAGGGTATTGATTTCGCGGTAAAAAATAGCGGGTTTAAAAACTATGATAGTGATGAGATTACTGCCGATTCAAAGCAATGGGCTAACTTGTTAGAAGTTAAAGAGGCGTTTGGATTTACAACTGAAAAGATTTGGAATGTGCATTCCGAGTTTATTTGGTGGAAAAAAGGACATCCTTTGTTTGCAAAGTGGGTAGAAAACTTTAAAAACATACGTGTAAAAAACATTGAGTTTGCAGGATGCATACCCGATGAATTGCCTTTATGGATTGCAATGTGCCAGTTAGGTGTTGACTGCCATGAAGAAATGTATCACCCTACTTTTTGGCCAATGGATTCAACTAAAACAATGCGCTTAAAGGATTTAAAAGATGACTATTGTGGTGTATCCATTGGAGGTAACAGAATAAGTGAAGTGCAATTAACAATATATAACAACCTTGTGCAAATTCATGCATTAAGAATGAATATGCGATATAAATTTTTACAACAGCCTAAAAGAAGATGGGCTCCAGAACGTCATACTTACTAAATGGAAACCGAAAACAAATACATTATTATTGATGCCGATATCGTTGCCGATGTCGCACGTAATCCACATATTGAAGATGAGGAATATGTTAACTTTCAATACTATTCCGATGGAGAATATCCGCGTAAATTAATCGATGAGGTAAGACCTAACGAACACATAATCGTTAAGGAATATCGTAAGAAAACTTATGAGGCGGTGTTTAGCGAAGTTTATGATCGCGTGTTAAATGCACTTAATAAAATACAACGTGCGGATGGATTCTTTTTAAAGTTTCCCGACACGCAATATCCACGAATTGCCAAAGATGAGGACTTAAAAACATACCTTACAAAAAACTTTACCGCTTCCAAATCATTAATGAATTGGGCTTTTCAAGTGGGGTTAAAACAATATACAATCGATGCTAACGGTGTTATTATTGTGTGGGCGGAACAAGCTGAGCCAACCGAATATAAGAAGCCTAAACCTTACGTAATCAATTCAAGTAGCATTGTTTATCATTACGAGGGCAATTCAATCGTTTACAAGGATGATGACAATGGCAATGTATATTATTCGATTGATAAGATTAGTTGGTCAAAGTGGCGCAAGAAAAAGAAAGGCAACGGATTTGATTTAGTTGAGGAAACATTGCATGGCCTTGGTGTATTCCCTGGCTTTACAATTGGCGGTGTTGTAGAAGAGGAAGAGGAACTTGGCCGCGAATATCAAAGCAGATTAAAGGCAATGTTACCATGGTTAAACGTGGCAACGGTTGAGTTTAGTGATTTACGTGCTGAAATAACGCAGCACATACATTCAACGGTTTGGATTTACCAAGATGAGCAATGTAAAAGTTGCAACGGTCAAGGCTTTACGTTTACAAAAGAACAAGAGCGTGTTCCTTGTACTAATAGCAAGTGTAAGGATGGGCAGATACCGACATCGCCATACGAAACTATACGTGTAAGGCCTGCTAAAACAACGATGGGAGAAGTGCCAGCACCGACTCCACCGATGGGATACATTCAAAAACAAACCGAGATTGCAGAGTTGCAGGACAAACGCATAAACGAAATGCGTTATCGTTCGTTAGCTGCCATCAATATGCAGTTTTTAGAGGCACAACCCGCGGCTCAAAGTGGTGTTGCAAAGGCATACGATAGAGATGAAACAAACAACACTTTTTACGGTGTTGCAGTTGATATGGGAACTATAATGACTAACATTGCTGAGTTGTGTGCGATGTGGAGATATAAAGAGATTTACGATGTTGAAACCATTAAGTCAATGGTGCCCGTTTGCGTTGTTCCAAATCAATTTGATATATTAGGTAGTCAACTAATCTTAGAAGAAATTAAAGCGGCTAAGGATAGCGGTCTAAACGATGCGGTATTAAGTGCGCAAGAGTTGGAATATATTGTTAAGCGTTTCCCGAATGACATTGCAATGCAAGATATGTTACGCGATGCATTCAATCTTGATCCTGCAAGTGGTAAAACGCAAGAGGAGAAAGCGTTGTTGGTAAGCAATAAAATGTTATCTAAAACTGATGCGGTTATAAGCACATACATTCAAGACTTTGTTCAACGTGCATACGCTGAAAATCCTGAATTCAACCGCTTAGATAAGTCAAGGCAACAAGCGGTATTGAATGCATTTGCAGTTGAGAAATTGAAAGAAATAAACACTAAGGATATATTGTTTAATCAGATATTTAACATAAACGAAGCACAATCAACAACTAATGGGCCATCTCCTGCGGATTTAAAATACACAGTCGGAGGTTTAACGGGTATTATTGAAATCGTTAAAGCGGTAAGTAGTGGTGTTTACGATTTAGAGGCAGCTATTGAAATGGTTATGGATAGATTTGGATTAACTTATGAGCAAGCAAAAGCGCAATTAGGAACACCACAAATCATAACATCGGAAGCGCAGTTGGATAAGATAACAAAATTAACTTAATGGCGGTTGGAAGTAAAGAAATACAAGCAACATTAAACGCCATTGACAATGGTTTGATTACTTGGAATGAGGCGATGCCTAAAATCCAAGAGCAAATTTATCGGAGGCTATTACAATTCCAACGCGAGTTAGGTGTTCAGGGAGATACGATAACGAATTCTGTTAAGAATATTAAACTGTTATCCAGTCTTAAGAGTGATTTGGAAACAATCATTTTAGATGACTCTGATTATGGCGAAAGTGTAACCAAGTTTGCCAAACTTTATGATAAGGTAAACGCGCTTAACTTTTCTTACTTTAAAGCACTTGAAAAGAAATTCAAACCGCCTAAAGTAGTTGAGGCAATAAGGCAACAATCAATATCGGTTACCTTAGATAACCTAACGGAATCGGGATTAAATCAAAACCTCATCACGCCAGTGCGCGAAATGATTAACACCTATGTAACTACGGGTGGAAGTTATTCTAAGTTATCTAAGGAACTAAACAACTATATTAATGGCACACCAACGATTGATGGCGCGTTGGTTAGATACACAAAACAGATTGCAACTGATTCAATCAATCAATACAACGCAACCGTTAACCAAGCTATAAGCGCTGATTTAGGTTGGGATTGGTTTCGATATGTCGGCAGTAATATAAAGACAACACGAACGTTTTGTAAGGCATTAACGCAAAAGCAATACTATCACAGAAGCGAACTGCCAAAGATTATCAAAGGCAACTTTGCTGAATTCAAAGAAATGCAAGGACAAATCAATCCACGCACTGACTTACCACAAGGAATGATTGAGGACACTAACCCAAGTAACTTCCAAACTTATCGCGGTGGTTATAACTGCGGGCATCAAGCATATCCGATACCCGCATCGCTTGTACCTAAAAATATAATTGCTACATTTGCAGATAAATAATTAAACCCAATAATAAAATGGAAACAAATCCGACACTATTTAAATTACTAAAGATTACCAACGTGCGAAATGAAGTTAATTACTTTCCTCTTAACCGCACAAACAAACAATTTCACGAAACTTATAAGCGTTCACTAAGCAATGAAAAGCGCGAGAAGTATAAAGTTGAGGAAGTTGAATTAACAACCGAGCAAGCGGCAGAGTTAGGTGTTGCTGAAGCACACGCTATTCTTTACCCACCGACACGCAAAGGGCAACCAAATGCAGCAAACACAAACATCATGGAGATGCTTATTGCGCAAAATGCTAAGTTAATGGAGATGTTAGAGGCTAAAAACGAAACCACTAAACCAAAGAAATAATGGCAAAGCAAACTAAACCTAAAGGCGGCTGCAAAGGATGTGGCGGCTCACGTTAATTATAATTTAAAACACAAAAACAATGGCAATATTAGCTGATACAATCAAAAAATTACTTACCAAAGCGGGTTTCGATTTAAACTCTGAAACATACAGACAACTTATAGGCATCAAAGAACTGGTTGCTGAAATACCTGATGAGGTTGACCAATCATTGACAACTCTTATGAGTGCAAATGAGGCTAAGAATAACATCGACATTAAGAAACATTTTAAAGCCGAGGCATTAGATCCGTTTAACAATAAAGTTTCAACATGGCTAAAAGACAATGGCGCGGATGATGACACAATTAAACTGATTACAGATGACCCAAACACGTATAACAAAGTTGAGGTTGCAATTAAAAAGATTGCTGAATTGAAATCAAAGCAAATCGATGGCAAAGGCGATAAGGCAGAACTTGAACGCAAGATTAATGAACTAAGTGCACAACTTTCTAAGGCTGCAACCGATGCCGCATTTGAAAAGCAAAGTGCTATTGATGCAATTGTTGCTAAATATGATGGCGAGTTTACAGAGATGGAAATTAATCGCATCATATCATCTAAGAAGTTGCCTGGTCAGTTTGGTTTGGATGTTGAATCTAAGATTGCGCGTGAGTTTTTGAATAAGAAACTTGCTGAAAAAAGTGCGGCAATAAAAAAAATTGATGGCAAGTTAAAATTAGTTGCAAAAGATGATGATAAAATGCTTATCTTTGACAACGGAAAGGAACTCGACCTTGACACTCTCACAGATATGGCCTTGGCCGACAACAAGTTTTTGAAAGTATCTGACAATGGAGGCGGTATGCCACCAAAGTCGACACAGAGCCCACAAAGCTCATCTAAACCATCTGCCGCGGCAGCCAACGCTTTAAGCGACTTAGACATCGCATTGCAAGGTTTCGGGCAGAAATAAATACATAAAATATCATGGCATTAGGTTATTGCCCCGCGATGCTCCAACATATGAAATTCATAATTGGACAAAACGCACCAGAACATAAGATTACTCCTACGGGATTTTTACGCGCTGCTTTAGAAAAAGGCGCAAACGCGACACCAATCGCTGACTCTTTACAACTTGCAAACACTGCGGGTCATATTAAAGATTTAAGATTGAAATACTACCAACGTACAACTCCTGCACAAATGTCAACCGCTGACAACTGTGATATTGACTTAGTACAAGCGTATGATGAGATTACTATTGATACAACTTCAATCGTAAAGTTCGGATTACATTTTGACCAAGCAACAATCGCACGTTACTGCGATGAGGCTTCTGCAACTGTGTCAATAGGTGGTGCACCAACTCCATTTATGCAAGAACACTTAGCAGGCTTAATGGCTGCAATGAATGGTTTTGTTGGTAAGATTGACCAAACATTGTTAGGTCA